ATTTGTTTTGACGTTGATATTATTAGGAAAAATAGCCGCATGTCGCGGCTATGTTGCAGTCAGATCATTTTTACTGAGCCAGATGTAATGCCAAGGCTCTCTGCTGTAGTGGCTGATATCCGAACCGGTTCATTAATATCGTCATCTTGAAAATGACTGCCTGCCGACCTGACAAGAGTAGCTGCTTCATTCTTAGTTTGAGCCCCAACCGCATAAGCGACAAGAACCCTGTATTCATACTCAGGCATGGTAGTCCATACCGAGACGATCCAAGCATTTGAATCCGCGCTTTCCATTTTAATCCCCTCTTTGTTATTTCTACTTGAATAGTATTTCCTCTGCTGTGGCTAGTTCCTTATCTTCATGAACGGTCGGGAATAGATGGCCGTAGGTATCGAATGTCACCTGAATTGATGAATGCCCCATGCGTGTCTGCACTGCTTTGGGTGTAAGCTCCAAGCCGCCATCTGCTTTTCGGTTGATGCACCATGAGGCGAACCAGTGGCGCATCGCGTGCATACCGCTATACTTGGCAACAAGCTTTCCGTCCGGTCCCTCTTTAGTCACGCCTGCCTTAATCATCGTTGGCTGCAATCCGCGCTTGATGATGTTGGCGTGCCATTCAATATTTCCAGCCGTGTTCGGGAACACCAGATCAAGTTCACCAATCGGGCAGGCAAGTTTCCATTCTTTGAGCGTGTTCACAAGCATAGGCGGTAGTGGAATTGTGCGTTGCCCTGCATCTGACTTCGGCATTCCCATAGTATGATATTTGTCAGCCCGGCTACGCACATGCAGTTCACGCTTTTCAAGATCGACGTTTGACCATGATAGGCCGCGCAGCTCTGATGATCTGAGGCCCGTAAAAATGGCGGTAAAAAGCAAAGGGCGATAGCGTCCCTCAGCAGCCGCAAGGATAGCGCGTGCTTCCTCAATGGTGGGAATGTCTATCCCATAGGCCAAACGCCGCTTCTGGCGCTTCTCTGTGGTGTTTCTGGTTCGTCGCTTAGACATTTCACTGACGGCATTGCGAACGATCAGGCCGCGCTCCTGTGCATCGCTGAGGATGCTACCAAGCGAAACGGTTACGCGCTTGACCATAGATGCAGATCGGCCTTCCTTGCGTAGCTTATCTTGGAACGAGCGAACGTAAGGCACAGTTACCTTGTTGAGCCGTGCAGCGCCAATAAACGGTTTAATATGCAATTCCACATGTTGGCGGTACCCATCGATTGTGGTGCGCTCTAATCCTGCATGGTCGCAGCTTACCAGCCATAGACTGCAAGCTTCTGCAACAGTAACGGTCGCACGGTCTGCTACATGAACACCTTGATCGACTTCCAATGTTGCGGTTGCCGCGAACTTGTCAGCGTCTTTTTTCAGCTTGAATGACTTTAGGCGGCGCTTTCCACTAGCATCGGTGTAATCGACAACCCAAGCGGTCTTTTCTTCACCCTTGGCCGTGGACCATGTGCGCTTGCGGACGCTCATTTAAAATTCACCTGCCGAATCGGGTGGCCCCCAATTTTCTGCATAAAAATTCCGAAGGTGATCTTCGATGGCTTGATAGGATTTTTCAGGTTCTGCAAATTTAGTTTTGTCTAACCTAAAGAGCTTAAGCGCAGCATTCACATCCCCCTCTTTAAAGCTCTTGATCGCCAGCGCTATTTTGTCATGGCCTGCGTTCGCAAATAATCCTCTTTCAAGTTCCCTCTTTAAATCGCTGAGTTCAACGCCGTATTCACTTGCTCTTTTCCATCGCTTAAATCGTGCTGTAAAATCAGACATTTGTTTGTGGTGATTTGGTAACGTCATAGAAACAAATTGATCTGTCTCCAAACCTGAAGATACTCGTTCGGACAGTTCGTCAAGCGATTCAATTAACATTCGGCGATAAGGCAAGCCATTTGACTGCTGGGCAAGATCAATCGCTTCATGCACCCGTTCCAGAACTTCAAATATTGATGGCTGTGGTGGAAAATGCTGTTCAAGAGCCTGCAAAATCTCAGCATTCATTGAACGCCCACTACGCTCAGCTGCTTCTTTAATTCGGTCGCGCAAACCTTCAGGCATTCTAACCTGAAATCGCTCTGCAAGTTCACTTGGATATTTTGAATCATCACTCATAAGACAATGAATGCGACTTGCACCCAAAAAAATCAAGGGTGCGACTTGCACCTATCGAAATTAGCTGTTAACAATACGTGAGTGCAAGTTGCACCTATGACCTTTGGAGACAAATCAATGAGTGAAGTTAAGCCAATTGAACTGATATGGGGGATCGCCAAAATCGCGCGAGTAATTGGGCGCACAGATCGTCAAACTTACCATCTTCTTACGTCTGGTAATTTACCAGCAAAACAACTTGGTAATCGATGGGTCGCTGAGCGCGGCAAGCTGATTGCATTTTTCTTGGAGGATGCTGAATGAGCGCACTTAAAAAGATGGCCCGATCTGGCGGCAACCGGATCGAGCCTGTCCAAAATCTCAATTAACACATGGAGAGAGACATGAACAAACCACTCAATATCAATGAAATGGCAAACGCCGCAACCAGTGATCTGCAAAAATCAGAAGCACAAATCGAAAAGCTTTGGGAAACCATAACTGATATGGAAGCCCCATTGAATGAAATGTCAGACTTCATCATGTCAATGTGGTGGATCACGCAAGGCCGTAATGATGAGGTGACAAGCCCACTATCAACAATTGCGCTGACAGCAGATGACCTTTGTAAAAAGATTGAAGCAATGCGCGGCGAATGTTTTCACATGCTTCACGGCATGAAGTTCCGTGAAAGGATACCCGCTTCAAAAGATGACGCCTACCTGATCGACCTTGGAGAGCAGCTATCAAAATCATATAAGCAACAGGTAGTTAATGCCGAGGCACCTGACGCAGAATATGATGCGTCATTTGACGCTTCAACAGCGATAGTAAGCAAAATAGAGAATGCCACTGCCACAACGCTTGAAGGCTTAAAGGTAAAAGTCAAAGCGTATCTGTGGAGCCGTGGCGAGCTTAACTTTGACGACTACAAAAATGAAAAAACCACAGACATGCGTTTGATTGGTTCGATCTTCACTGATCTTCAAAAGATTGGCGGTGCAGCATGAACCGCAGATCACTTATAAAAGCATTCGTTGCATTTGGTATCGTTGCGCCTGCAAGCATTGCAAAAGCTACACCATCACCTGAACAGCGCATTAAGGATGCTGTCTCTATCATCAAAGAGGCGCTTGCTGAAATTCATCCTGAGTTTGAAATTCGTGCCACAGGCGGCACTCAAAGAGCAATTCGATGGGGTGACAACGCCGATCTTGGACCCGTGATGCAGCGTGTTGAAATTGTCGCTTTCAAAGAAGGCCGCGACCCAGATGAACCTATTAAATGGGCGATGGACAGATGAGCGGCATAGATCACGAACAAACAGCAGAGATTGATGAGGCAGGCCGTTGGCTTGCTTCACTCAGCCCAGAGCAACGTGCACAGCGTCCAGCCGTACCCTTATTGCGAGAGCGCTTTGACCTGACAGCAGTGCAAGCATGTGAAGCGATAGCCATTGCACGGCAGCTTAGAAGCGAGGTGCGCTGATGAGTGAAAATAAGGAACTTACAGAAGATGAGAAAAAAACATTTTCATCTTGGAAGTTTGACGTATTGGACCGGATCATGCGTGACCATAAACTTGCACCCATAGATAAGACTATCGGCTACTGCATCATTCAGCACGTAAATGCCGTTAAGGGGCAGGCATACCCTTCAACTGCAACTATAGCAGGAACGTGCAACTGTCATATTGATGCCGTGTCACGATCAACTGGGAAATTGGCAAAGCGCGGCTGGATTACAAAACGCCGCAATGTAAAGGGCTATAATGAGTACATGCCCGGGCCGCCTGAAAAGATAGAAAGGCTTTTCAATGAGATTGATGATGCCGTTCAATACAGAATTGATAAAAGGCAAGAGCAGGCAAAAAATAGGGCTGAGGCTAAAGCCAAGTCCCGTCAAAAGAAAGACCTCCCTGTATTTGACCTGACCAAATACGTGTCCCGTAAAGGTCGCGGGCTGACAAAACGTGAGGTTCACGAACTGACCAAAGACCTGACCCGTGACCTGACCAAAGTAAGGGATAAACACCTATGTTCGGAACTACCTAATAATAACACCGAAGAAATTTTTAGCGATGAGCAAGAGGCCAATAACTACCAAGCAATGAAGGATGGAACTTATGAGTGGTAATCACCTTCCATTATTCAACTGGCAACCACCAGTAAAAATCATCGCCTTTCCAGCAAGCAAGCAGATTGGAAAAGCCCGTCATGTTGCAAGCCTTTTCATGAATAAAACTACCGAAAGGGCGCAACAATCTTATTGGGAACAAATCGAAAAGGGTTTTTCTCAAAAATTGCACAAGCTTGGCCTTTCAGATGCTGAAATCACCAAAGAACTGGAAGCGTTTGCTGCTCTTGTTCAGAAAGAGGTTGATATCTTGTGCCACAAAGAGGGGGTGCAAAAATGAGCGACAACAAACCACCATTAGACCGTTGGCGTTTCGATGAGCTTCTAAAAGACCTCAAAGAACTCACCCGATCAGAAATCATCTGGGGACATAAGGCCATATCAAACCGGATAGGTACGAGTGAGGATTTTGTTCGCAAGCAGATCGCTCAGCACCCAAATTCACCCCTCAAGAAATTGGGGGGAAAGGTTTATGCGGTTGAACACGAATTGGTTGCTTTTCTAAAGCAGCCGGACAAACCCGCTTAAACCCACTACAGCACGTTATTGCACGTTTAGGAATTTCATCCTAACTGATATATTCGGTTCATGGTATTTTGGAACCGAAGCAAGAAGCCGATAGAGGCTAAATCAGCAGACCTCACAAGCCCAGAAGATTGGCTGAAAGAGGCTTTTGGCATTTCTGTTTCCGGCAACACAATAACCGATCAGGATGCGTTGACCGTCCCTGCCGTATCAAGCGCTATCAGATTGATTAGCGAAGCGGCGGCAAGTCTAAAGATAGAAATCGTTGCCATCGATGAGGAAGGCAATGAGGCGGTTGATAAGACCCATTCGCTCAACAGCCTTTTGTCTGGCAACGTGAATGACTGGACAGACAGCTTTTCCTTCATTCGTGATCTTATCTCACAAGCTCTACAGAATGATGCAGGTGGCCTTGCATGGGTAAACCGTGTCGATGGCAAGCCTGCTGAGATAATCCATTACACGAGCGGCAATATCACAGTTGAATATGCCACTACAGGAACACGGGAACCAAGCTACAAGCTGGCAAACCGTCCAGTGCCTTCAAGCGATGTTATTCACCTGAAATCACCATTTTCTAAGTCACCTCTTTCCTTAGCCAAAGAAGCAATCGCTACAGCTAAGCAGATGGAGCGACATGCTGGATCACTGTTTAAGAACGGTGCGCGTCCGGGCGGTGTAATCGAAAGCCCCGGCAAACTTGGCGAAGCTGGCTTCAAAGCAATGAAGGCCGCTTGGCGTGCAGCCCATGAAGGTGCGGACAATGCTGGCAAGACCGCTTTCCTTTGGGATGGTGCAACATTCAAGCCATTGGCGATGAACTCAACAGACGCGCAATTCTTGGAAAATCGCAAATTCGGCATCATGGAAGTTGCAAGAGCGTTCCGTGTTCCACCTGCCATGCTCTATGAGCTTGATCGTGCCACTTGGTCGAACAGCGAACAGCAGGGCCGTGAGTTTCTTGTTTACACATTGGAGCCTTGGTTGCGTGCGCTTGAAGGCGCTTTGTCCCGTGCCTTGTTCAATGACAGTGAGCGCGGAATGTGGAGCATTCGCTTTGAACGCGATGATTTAACCCGCGCTGATCTTGGCAGCAGGGCAGTTGCTTATTCCAGCCTCATTGCATCCCGCGTTCTCAATCCAAATGAAGCACGTCAGTGGGAGGGCTTGCCTGCCTATGCCGAGGGCAATGCGTTCGTAAACCCAAACATAGACACAAACAAACCGGAGCCATCTGATGGAGCTGAATGAAATCTTAGCAGGTAACATCGATCAGGAAAAAGGTGTCTGGTTTGACATTGTTGATCCGTTCAATGGCGAACCTATTTGCATTCGCTTTCGCGTTGCAGGACCGGACAGTGAAACACAGCGTAAAGCCCGTTTAGCGCTTTCTGATGAGCTTGCAGAGCTTGCCGATGAAAACGGCAAAGTCAGTGCAGAAAACCGCGAGAAGGCACGTCTCAACTGCCTAGCGCGTTGCGTGCTTGGTTTTGAGATTCAAGAAGATGGAAAGCCTATCCCGTTCAATCACGCCAATGTCGTGCGCGTTCTTAAAGCTGGCACATGGTTGCAAGAGCAAGTGGACAGCGCAGCCGGTGATCGCTCACTCTTTCAAGGTGACGCGGCATGAATATGGAACACGCATACTTTAGCACAAAGATGCTGACTGATGATGCTGGCACTATCACAGGCATGGCATGGCCGTTCGCTGCACCTGATCGTGTAGGCGACTGGATCGAGAAGGGCGCATTTTCCAAAGCTAATTTGCCCCTTCCAATGCTCTTTGCTCATGACCAGAAAGACCCGATTGGCGCATGGACAGAAGCTAAAGAGACTGATGAGGGCTTGGAAATCACTGGCAAGATGCTTGTTGGTGAAATGAACCGCGCCCGTGAAGTGAGCGCACTGGTTAAGTCAGGCGCTATTCGTGGCCTTTCGATTGGCTTCTTTACCAAGAAATCAAAGCCCCGTGCAGGTGGTGGACGAACAATCACAGACTTGGAACTCATAGAGGCATCGCTTGTCTCAGTTCCCATGCACCCGAACGCACAAATCCGATCAGCTAAATCCGGCATCGAAGCATTGCAGCTTGCCGAAGCCATAAACCGCGCAACAGCGCAATTCGCAGCGAGGTAAATCATGCGACACGTCAACAAACTTGAATTGAAAGACGCGGAACCAAATCCCGTCGATATCGTAACCAAGGCGCTCGATGAGCTAAAGCAGAACGTCGATGAGCGCTTGAAAACGGTCGAAGAAAAATCGGCTGATGATGCTGAGACCAAGGCATTAAAAGATCGCCTGGACAAGATCGAAGCAAAGTCAAACCGTCCTGAGGGCAGCGACAAAGAGAACGGCGAAGTATCAGCCGAACTCAAAGCATTTGGCACATATTTGCGCCGTGGCGATAAAGGCAATGAAGCTGAACTCAAAGCGCTGACAGTCGCAGATGATGAACAGGGGGGCTATCTAGCGCCTGCTGAGACTTCAACTGAGTTTATCCGCGACCTTGTGGAATATTCACCTATCCGGTCAGTTGCGAGTGTTCGCTCTATTGGATCGCCTTCTGTGAAATATCCAAAGCGCACTGGAATCACAAATGCACAGTGGGAAGGTGAGACTGAGGAATCAGAAGAAAGCGCACCGTCTTTTGGTCAGGTCGAAGTGCCTGCTCATAAGCTGATGACTTATGTTGATCTGTCTAATGAATTGCTTGCTGATAGCGGTGGCACTGCTGAGGCAGAAGTTCGCTTGGCACTTGCCGAGGACTTTGGACAGAAAGAAAGTGTTTCATTCGTCAACGGCTCAGGTGTCAAACAGCCTGAGGGCTTGCTGACTAACGCTGACATTAGCGAATACAAAAACGGCCATGCAACAGACCTGAAATCTGATGCGATGGTCAAAGCCATGTACGACTTGCCTGCGGCATATCGCAACAATGGTACTTGGATGATGAACGGCACGACATTGGCGGCTGTTCGATTGCTCAAAGACGGTGACGGTCGCTATCTATGGCAGCCAAGCTTTCAAGCTGGACAACCAGAAACAATCCTTGGTCGTCCAGTAATTGAAGCCGTGGATATGCCCGATATCGAGGCGCAATCAACACCAATTATGTTTGGTGACTTCTCAGCTTATCGGATCGTTGACCGCCTAGCGATGAGCATTTTGGTCAACCCTTACATTCTGGCAACCAAAGGCATCACCCGCATTCACGCAACACGGCGCGTTGGCGGCAAGGTGATCCAACCTGCACGTTTTCGCAAATTCAAGATGGAAGTTTAAGAGGATAAGCACATGCGAGATATTGCAAACAACATCGGCACAGTTCAGGCGGTTGCGCCTGCTGTCCTGTCAGCAACCAACACAAGCGATGCTTTGGACCTTAAAGGCTTTCAGAGCGCTTGTCTGGTAATCAACACAGGCGCAATTGCAGGCTCTGGGGACTTCACAGCCAAGCTTCAAGAAAGCGACACGACAACCTCAGGTGACTTCACTGATGTGGTATCAGAACACCTCATTGGTGAACTACCTGCAACGCTTGAAGCTGATAGCGTAGTCAAGCAGGGCTATATCGGCCACAAGCGTTACCTGCGCGTTGTCACCACGAAAAACTCAGGCACTTCTATCGCTGCATCGGCTGTCCTTATCAAAGGCCATGCAGACGTCCGGCCTGTGGAATAACGGAGCCACGTCATGACGGTATCGCGGCCTATCGAACAACGAAAAACCATCTGCGCGGCTCCAGTAGGATTTTGTGCGTTCAAGGTGGCAAAGGTCGTGCTTGATATGCGGTCTCCTTACGTAAAAGCAAGCAAGACAGGGATGTTACGGCTACCCCTGTCAACTCATCATGGGGTGACATAATGCCTATGAAACCACCACGCATTTGCGGATGCGGCTTTGCCATCGCTGCCAACACTGAATGCCCTTGTGAGGCACGAAAGAGCAAAGAGCGTAAAGCGCGTGCAGATCGCAAACGTCCCTCATCAAGCAAGCGAGGCTATGACAGCACATGGCAAAAAGACCGTGCAATATACCTCAAAAGCAACCCTACATGCAGGCGCTGCGGTGAACCTGCAACGGTAGTCGATCACATCATTCCGCATAAAGGGAACCAGAAGCTGTTTAAAGACCGCTCCAACTGGCAACCGCTATGCACCAACTGTCATTCAAGCGCCAAGCAGAAAGCAGAGCGCAAACTGGTAACGAGGTAAATCATGCCAATATTCGCAACAGCAGGTTCTAAGCTATACATCGGTGGCGCTCTAAGTGAGAAAGCAGCAGACTTTGTGCTTGCAGACTTTGATAGTCAAACATGGGTGGAGATTGATCCACTCGAAAGCATCGGCTCTATGGGTGATACAGCACAAGAGATCACCTTTGAAGCTATCGGTCGCAACCGTACTCAAACACTCAAAGGCACACGCCGCGCTCCAACTATGGAAGTGGTGGCAGGCTTGGACATGACAGATGCAGGTCAGATCGCATTGGTGGCGGCAGAAGCACAGCCATATGATTATGCGTTTAAAGTCGTGTTCGATGATGCGCCAGCGACAGGTTCAGCACCAACACCCTCAGAACGTTACTTCATTGCAAAGGTAATGAGCGCAACTGAAGAACTGGACAGCGCTAACAACGTCATGAAGCTCAACAGCAGCTTGGCAATCAATAGCAATCTTGTTCGGGTCAACGCTGCAACAGGTGACTAGGGGGGGTGGTCTTAGACTTTTATTCCTCCAAAGGGACCGGCGGGGGAACCCTTTTACAATATTTGCGGGAAATAGGATTTTTTGCCTATGGCAGTGATAAGCACACAGCAAGCACTTGATCAGCTCTATTTGAAGAGCAGCGAAAGCAACATCATAGAGCGAAAGATTGCGGCGGCACAGGCGCACATTGAAAGGCTTCTGGGCTATACCTTCGAAGAGCAATTCGAGGGAGAGGAAAACACGCCTGAGGATTTGAAAGAGGCGGTGTTGCAGCTTGTCGGCCATTGGTATGAAAACCGAGAGGCAACGCTTGTCGGTGTAACGGCTCAAGAGCTTCCTTTTTCAGTCTGGCAGATCATAGCAGAGAACCGTGCTTGGAGTTTTTCATGACACACGATGGTGGACTAAGCCGTTTTCAGAAGCGAATGAAAGCAGTTCCAAAGGCTGTCAAAGAAGCTGTGAAGCCTGCTTTGAACAAGTCCGGCGAAGAGCTAGCCACAACCATGCGAACGCTTGCTGAGGTTTCGCGAGATACGGGTGATTTGATTGACAGCATTGAAGTGACAGAAGGTGGACAAAAAACCCCACCTTACTCGCAGCCCGGAGGCTCAACATTTGTTCCTGAAAATGCGGTCGCTGTCACGGTAGGCAATATGGACGTGCGCTATCCGCACCTTGTGGAATACGGCTCTAAAAATGCACCTGCACAGCCGTTCTTTTGGCCTGCTGTTCGCACCACAAAGAAGCGCATAACAGGACGTATCAAGCGGTCAATTTCCAAAGCAGTCAAAGACAATTGGGGAAGCCAATGAGTGCAGCCCTATCTTTGCAGAAATCTATTCGTGCGCGGCTTGTTTCCAAGGCTGTCATCACAGATACGGTTCCAGCTAGTTCTATACTGGACAGGCACCAAACGCCTGCACCTGATCCGTCTATTATCATCGGTGAAGCGCAGACGGTTGATGAGGGCGACGATCTACAGCGCCGCTCTTTCCGCGTTTATTCAACGCTGCATGTTTGGGTTAAAGAGCCTTCTCTGACAGGCGCTAATGCCCTTAGTGGTTTAATCGTTGATGCTGTTCTTGGTGGGCGTTTTCCTGAGCGTGATGGCTGGCAATGTGTTGATCAGTTTGTTTCAAGCACAAGGCTTATTCGTGACCCTGATGGTGAAACCAGTCATGGGATTGTGACGGTCGAGGCTCTTATGCGGAGGGCTTCATAATGCGTGCTGGCAAGCTGGATAAAGAAATCACATTGCAACGCTCAAGTAATACCGTTGACGATGCAGGCTCACCGACAATTACATGGACTCCTTATGACGAAGTGCGCGCTGAGATAGTGCAGCAATCGACACAGGAATTCATCGAAAACCAAGGCGCGACAGAAGAAACAATTGTGATCTTTCGTATTCGTTTTGTGGAGGGCGTGCTCAATCGTGATAGCGTTCTTTACAACGGCAAGATTCACAATATTCGGGAAGTTACTGAAATAGGCCGCAAGCGTGGTTTGGAAATTCGCACTGTCACAGTGACAGGAGCGGCAAACTGATGCGTGGAACCAAACCCCACTTAGTCGTGGACAATGGCGCAGTTAAAAGGTCACCTCCAGCCCCTTCATGGTTGTCATTGGAAGCCAAAAAAGAGTGGAAGCGCGTAATCAATTTGTTAGTTGATCGACGCATTCTAACCCGTGCTGATCTGGCTTCGTTAGAAAACTATTGCACGGCCATCGGCCAAGTGCGCGATTGTGAGAAGCATTTACAAGAAAACGGCCATGTCATTGATGTGGATGGCGTTATGAAGCGTAATCCCTCAGTTGGCATTCAATCGGACGCTATGACACGAGCAAGACTGCTTGCTGCTGAACTTGGCTTAACACCTGTCAGCCGATCACGGCCAACCATAAGGGATCAAGAAGATGATGATTCCCTCTTGGATTGATGACGGATCAGAGATTGATGATCCATTTGGCTATGGTGAAAGAGCGGTGCAGTGGCTTCGCCGTCTAAAGCACCCAAAGAACCCCGCTAGAGGGCACCCATTTCAGCTTGATGACTTTCAAGAGCGGATCATTCGCAAAGCCTATGGGCCGCGCAATGAGGATGGAACACGCATTGTCAGGCGCATTGTGCTGCTTTTACCACGTGGCAACCGCAAGACTTCTTTATGTGCCGGCATAACACTGCTGCACCTAATGGGACCGGAGCGGCAAGCTGGCAATCTTATTGTTTCAGCAGCCTCAGCGCATGAACAGGCAAAAGAGCTTTATGGCGAAACGGCACTGATTGTTGAGAATGATCCGCGCCTTGAAAAGCATCTATCTGTCAGAGATTATATTTCTCAAATTGGATTTGCCAAAGAGCGCAGCCGTTACATCGCGGTGGCATCGGACGGAAAGACACAACACGGCAAAACGCCAAATGTGGTGATCGCTGATGAGTTGCACGTTTGGCAGGGAGCAGCCGGACAACGCCAATGGGAAGCGCTGGACAGTGCGCTTGTGAAAGTTCCAAACACTTTGATGATTGTCGCAACCACAGCAGGGCGGGGGCAGGAAAACCTTGCTTGGAAAACTGTGCAATATGCCATGAAAGTGCAAAATGGTGAGATCGATGATCCGGCAACGCTACCTGTTATTTTTGCCTTGGATGATGAGGATGATTGGCAGGATGAGGAGGTTTGGCACAAGGTGAATCCGGGCCTAAAGCACGGCTATCCTGATCTGGCAGCTTTCAGAGACAAAGCCCTCAAAGCGAAACATTCACCTTCTGATCGCGATAGCTTTCTGCAATTCAATCTGAATAAATGGCTGGATCAATCGACAAGCCCATTTGTTGATATGAAGGTTTACGATCAGGGACAAGCACCTGTTGATCTTGATGATTTAGAAGCCGATCAAACGCCTTGCTTCATTGGTGTGGACCTATCCAAGAATGAAGATTTAACCGCAATCGTTGCTGCATGGCGCGATGGTGAAGGCTATCAGGTACACCCTTGGTTTTTCTGTCCCTCAGATAACCTCAGAGAGCGCGGCGATAAGCACGATGCGCCCTATGTTGAATGGTCTGAACGCAATTTTATTGCGCCAACGCAAGGGAATGTGGTGGATTTTCGCCATATAGAGGACCATTTGCGCGAGTTATGTGCGCGGTTCAATGTTCAAGAGATTGCTTTTGATCCGCATATGGGCCGCGTGATGATGGCAAGTCTTATGGATGATGGTTTTCCGGTAGTCGAAATGCGTCAAGGTTGGGTGACAATGGCACCTGCTGTCAAAGAGCTTGAACGTGCAATCATTGCAAGGCGGTTCAAGCATGGCGCTCATCCGGTTCTCAGGTGGAATTTTGAGAACGTGCAGGTCGAGACAGATAAAGCTGGAAACCGATCTTTTCACAAAGGCAAGTCAGGCAACAAGATTGATGGCGCAGTAGCTTGCGCGATGGCCGTTGCTCGTTGTGCAGCAGGTGAACAGGCAAGCATCTATGACGCTGACTGGTTTAACCCCGACGAAATGGGAGCCTTCTAATGGCAAATGATACTGAACGACTATTTGTGCAGCTTGAAGCTCGAATAAACGACTTTGAAAAGCAGATGACAAAGGCCGAGCGCAAAGGCACAAAAACCTACAAGGGCCTGCAAAACAGTTCGCGCCGCGCTACCCGCCAAATGGAAAGCGACATGAACAGGTCAATGCTTTCTATTAACCGATCACTGGCGGCAGGTACAAAGGGCGCAAGCTCGTTCCTCAGCGTGTTTACGAAGTCAGCCATAGGCGCAACGCTGGGCGGCATTTTATCCGTTGGTGCTGCCATATCAGGCGCAAAGAGCGCTCTTGTGGAGTTTGATAAGGTTGCCAAATCTGCCAAGCTTTCCGGTTTGAACAGTGATCTTTATCAATCTGTTGCTCACAGTGCTGATCTTGCCGGTGTTAGTATCGACAACTTAGATCAGGCTTTGCAGGGCTTTAGGCGCAACACCGCGCTTGCTGCTGCTGGCAAAGGTGAACTGGTCGAGAAGATGAAGGCTCTAAACCCAGAGCTTTTGAAGAATATTCAAAACGCCGCAACGCAAGAGGAAAGATTGCGTCTCGTGGCAGATGCTTTGAAGCAAGCCAAAACAGAAACCGAGCGTGTTGGTCTGGCGACAGCAGCATTTGGTGAAAGTGGCCAAAAGCTAATCCCCGTTCTTCAAAATGGTGCCGATGGTCTAAACGCTATGGAGCGCGAAGCAAAGAAGCTTGGCATTGTCATTGACCGTGAATTGCTTGCCCGTTCAGAAGAGTTGACCGATGAACTAACCATTGCATCTAAAATTATGGATGTGGAGTTTAAGTCAGCACTGCTGGATATTGCGCCCGTTCTGGTTGATGTTGCACGGATTGCTGGCAGCGTAGCAAGCGGCATCCGATCAATCACAGATGCTATGCGCGGTCTTTCTGAAAAATCCACGCAGTCGCTGAAACGGCAACTGGATGGCCTGAACAAAAACATCCATGCGCGACAGAATCCGCAAGGCTTGACCTTTACAATGCCGGGCGCTCGTTCAATCGAAGATATGCAGGCCGAAGCCGACCAGATCATGAGCGAGCTAAAGCGCAGAACTTTGGAAGGAATGCGTCCACAGCTTGAACAGCTAAAGGCTCAGCATTCACCAACCAATATTGGCACAATAGGCGGTGGAACATCTGGCCGTGGAGGTTCGACCCGCAATGCAAGCGCTCAGGCGGCACTCCGCGAAGCTGAGGCTGTCAAAGACCTCATAAGCGAACTACAAGCTGAATATGATGCTCTTGGCATGACAGACACGCAGCGCAAGATTGCAGAAGCACAGCGCCGTGCAGGATCAGCCGCAACACAAGAGCAATCCGCACTGATTGCGGAACTTGTCACAAAGATTGAAGCTGAAAAAGCAGCTATTGAGGCGAACAATGAGGCAATGGAAGCAAGGCGGCAATCTATCGAATATCTGTTTGATGGTGGCTTAACTGCGCTGGAGAGTGTCGTGACGGGCGCTGATGATGCAGGCGAAGCTTTCAAAAGATTGGCATTGGATATTGCTAAAGCAGCCGCGCAAGCAGCGCTGTTCAATAAAGGTCCATTGGCAGGGCTATTTGGCGGCGGCGGAGGTTTCTCAGCAGTTTCAGTTATTGGTGCAGGGCTTGGCTTGTTTTCTAGCGGTGGCTTTACTGGTAATGCTTCACGCGACACACCGACAGGCATTGTTCACGGTCAGGAGTTCGTAGCGAATGCAGCAGCCACAGCACGTTTCAGACCGCAACTAGAAGCAATGAATAAAGGGATCGCACCTTCAAGTAACAGTAGTAAGCAGCAAACTGTGCAGCACACATTTGCACCGACTTACAACATCGACAATCGAGGCGCATCCAATGAAGCGATTGCTCGTCTTGAGGGTGTGGTTGCCAAAATGAACCGCGATCTTCCAAAGAATGTGAACGCCATTACGAAGCGGCGCGAAACACGCGGGGTTACTTATTGATGGCCGGACAATTTATGAAATCGCAACAACGGTTGAAAGCACAAATTGTTGAGGCGTTGGAGCAGCACCTGAAAACTGGAAAAAGCTTAAAAGTACCGGAGGCCGGTGAATGGCTATGGTCTTTGTTTTGTCAGATCAGCAGGTCACGGACGTATCATGCAAATGGTCCAAACCCGCTTCAATGGGCTGAAATAGAATCATGGATGCAGTTGTACAGATGGCCGCTTGAACCGCATCACATTGATATTATCTGCGCTCTTGATGATGCTTGGATCAGGCATTCACGCTCAGATCAGCAGGCACCCTCACAGCCAATAAACACGGGCGCATTTGACGCGGTGTTTGGCTGATTTTATGCCCTGCAATGACTTTTACCTAATTCAGTTAAGTGACCTGCTTGGACATACTTTTTATATGTTTTTCTTTTGCCGGAACCGTTCAGGCCCTTGGTTTCTACTTCAACGCGATCACCTAAGGTCGCTATTTTTCGTACACATTTTCCTTTGCTCCAATAACCGAAGCGAGAGCTGCTTGTTTTACTGTAAAACAAGTTGGTTTCCTGATTCACAAAGTGTGTAAAATATTCACCGTCCTTATCAACGGTTTGACCCTTGTTTAATATTGATGCTTTAGCGTAGCCTTTGTATTTCTGTTCCAAAGACCACTCAATGGGCTGCATGAGTAGAAAAAATGCTGCTGCAATTACCACAAGGATGCCTAGCCCTAAGCCATGAAACTCAACGTTTGGAGCACGGGATTTTCGGCCTAAGTTATGATAGAAACTTTCTGTCGGGTTATTGTGATTATCAGGAACACCTGACAGCCCCTTCATGTAGGCTTCAGTGTTTTTATCTTTCTTGTGCATTTAAAATCTTCCTCAAGTGATGGAAGCGCGATGACACATAATGCTGCTTTCTTCGTAGGGTTTAATACATTCCTTTTACAGCGAATGTTCTTGATTGCGCCTTTTTCGCCTTTTTTTCTTTGACACTTAATGCGCAAAGCCTGTTGGCATAATCGAAGTGTCGTGACTTCACTTCATAGATTGGCTCACTTTCGCTTGCCTGTAGCAAATCGCCAACCATTGGAATGAATGTGCTGTCTATCAAATCAAAGTCGTGTAGAGGTGCGGGGTCATACGCACCACCCGGATTTGGTTTGAACACTCGAACATGAAATTTCATAGCAATGTCCCTTGTTGCTTAGCCTTATCATCATGGCGGATATATTGGAAAAAGCAAAGGCCCCGCCGAAGCGAGGCCCGATATACTCTAAATGTGGTGCTCAATAAGCTACAATTAGAAGCTTAGAATTTTTTCGGAATACCCGCGTCTTTTAATATGCCGTTTGCAGTGTGTCGGCTTTTTAAATTGTGAGGTACTAGAAGCATCTTTCCAGTCTCTTTGTTGCACCATTTTTCATGGGAACCTTTGCCGTTTTTTAGATATTCAAAGCCTTTGGAGCTTATCTCATCACAAACGAGTTTATAAAGAGTAGGCATATATGGTTATGCCACAGCCAACTTGCCTTCAGGACGTTGCCACAATATAGCGGGCACCAAATCTTTAATTGATCTGCTTGCAAGGTCCGGTGCACTCAAGTGGTTTTGAATAATCAATTCAATAGCCACGTCGTGCATAATATCTTCAAATTCTTCGATTGTATCAGACTCAATATGAAGACCTAGAATATCACTCTCGGAAATGAAAACCTGAGCTTCTTCATCCCAAAGAGCTTTGACGGAAAATGTACGTTTCATCATATAACTCCCTGTTTAGCGATTAATGTTTATGTGCAATTAGTTGTCAACTTAATGTAGTGTATGTCAATCGCATATAAAGTATGGCGGTGGAAGTTAATTTTTTACCCCTCACGCTAATATGATTAAAATCGGTAGATAAATAAGGTGTTCCCATGTCGCGTATATGTCGCATGGATTTGCGGTGACTGATTGAAAACCCTTGAAAAACAAGGGGAGCCAGATGCAACAAGATGCAACATGCCGTTGCACAAAAAGCACCATTATAAAATCGTTATGCAATTGATTTTATTAATAAATTTTTTGGCTGGGGAACCTGGATTCGAACCAGGAC